CATCTAATAATCCTTGATTAAACTTGTTAGCATCACCATGGAATGTTTCATACATATCAGTAAACATACGGAATAACTGACCACGGGCAATCTGCTCATCATCTAGTCCACGCCCACGGGCCTGAACTGTGTAGGCTGTGCGTTCTAAAAACGCACCAACAGATAGATTGTCTTGAACCTGCCAAGTTTTAGTTAACGGCTCAAACTTAAAACCAATTTTTTCCATAGCAGCATCAAGTGCTAGTTCCATCATTTCTTTACCAGTACGTGGGTCTATCTCGCCTGGCTTTAATGCATTGTATCTAAAGAATATATCTGCTGGGTTAAGCGTAACCTCATCAGTTAACTTAGCCTTGTTAGCAGCCAACATCTTGAACCATTTTTCAAAGTGTGCTAGTGCAACTTCGCGTTCTGTTAGCATAGCCGTATCAATAGTACGGGTTCCTTTACCCATCTTAATACCTAATGCATCAAAAGCCATATCAAGCATAGATGGTGTAATAACTGATGCAACAATCTCCTCGCCATAGCGACCAGAGATACCACTGCTTGCTACAAGAGAAGCAGCCATTGAGTTAAGCGCATCAGGTGAATGTATAAACGCCTGCATTAAATAGCCAGCAGTTTCAGGGTCAACATAACGACCATACATCTGTGAAACAGTGGCAGATATTGCTTGACGTTTTTCTAGGCTTGACAAAAGGACAACATCAACGCCTAGGTCATCTGCTTTGTTTTGCAAAATTGTTTGTCTATCTAAAATTGATAGCGCTTCTTCGTGAGAGTAACGCGGTTGTTGCCCCATACGCATAGGTAAATCTGCACGTGGTGCAAATTGTAATGCTTTTTGAATACTTCTACGCACTGGACCACTAGCAGACTTAGAACCAGTAGCAGCACGGGACATATTTCCTAGTCTTAATCCTTCTAAGGATGCAAATCTACGCATATCTTTAGTAGGTGCAGATAGTAAATACATAGTTGCTTCGTCAATAGCAGAACGAACACCTAAACGTGGGAACAAAGTTAAGATAGACCATGCATCAACTAGTCTTTTTGAAAAATTACCTTGTGTTGCTCCGCCAAGTGCAGTAATAATGTTTTTCTTAGACTTAATTTCCCACACAGTTGACCCGATTGTGTCATAAGGTAGTGGGCCAATAGCCCATGTAGTCTGATAAGGCTGCAACGGACCTTCAGTATTAACAAAAAATCCTGATTCAGATTCACGAACAGTGTTTGCTGGTGCAAACTTAACATGGTCTGGGTTAATTGCTAGGTCTCGCTTGGTAGCAAAGCCTGCTTTATCACCATACTTGTCCTGTAGTGTCTTAAGAATTAAATCTTCACCTTTAACACTACCACCTAGTCCCATTGAATACATAGTTGCAGCATCTAAGTTACGCAAAATAACTACTTGCTCATCAGCCGTTGAGTCCAAAAAGCGAACAGTTAATGCTTGAGCCATATCCTTTGGCAAAATCTGACGAGCACGGGCTGTAAAGTTAAAAGCAGTATCAACAGCATTAACACCAACTCGTACTTCTAGTCCTTGAGGCGAACGTGCCGCTAAGCGGCCAATTCTTTTCCAACCTTTAATCTCTTCATTAGCCTTTAGTACTACAGACATATCAGAAAGAGGATTAACTAAACGCTGAAGTGAATCTTCTGCATTAAGAAATGCAGCACTAATTGGTTCAAGAGCAGCATCTCTTTCAGCAGCATTACGAGACATGTTATTAAAAACATTATCAAGTGAACGTGTTATTGCATCTGAGAATAAACGATTTTGACGGGCTACTACTACGCCATTGCGCATGTAAGTTAAACCATCAACTCGTCCTGCTAGCAATAGATTTAGATTACCAGCGTTTTCAAAGTATGCTTGTGCTGATGCAGCATCAAATACTTTTCCATCAACTAAAGCCTTAATTGCATTTTGGTCGTTATACCCAGGAAAGTTTTTTGCAATCTCATCTAATGCAATTGACTTTGCACCTGGAGTTCCACTTGAGTCTTTTACCTTTTTAAGTGCAGGACCTAATCCATCTTGCCATAGTGAATAAACTAATGGATTTTTAAATGTATCTCCAACAGCCTTTTCTACTGATACGCCATTATTAATTGCTTCAGTAAGTGAGTTAGCAATACGCTCACCCTTAGTTACACCCTTGCTTAGTCCGCCTGTTATCCAGGTAAGAGGGTCTACAGCAAGTTGATAAATAAAATCTATAACACCAGATACGTTTTTTGTTTTACCACTTACACCACTTGATGGTGGCTTACGGTCAAGCATACGGGCAATATCTCGTCCTGGAGAAATCTGTGCATACTTTACGCCATCTAGTACTTCCTGAAAAGTCTCTGGCTCATCGTATGCTTTCTTAATTGAGTTAAGAAGATTAGCGTCTACTTTACCAAAGTCTTGAACAATCTCGCCAGGAGTTTTACCCGCAAGTAATCCTTTAGCAACCATAACGTCAAACTCACCAAAGTAACTGGTCGCTTCCGCCAAAGCCTTGTCATCATACTGATTCTTTCCGTCCCATGCATCTGTCCATGTTTTCATTGAAAACAAATCTTCGCCCTGTGCTACCTGTCGTGCAATCTTATAAGGCTGGTTAATCAAGCGGTTGTACTGTCCACCTAGTTTAAATAAACCAATTAATGGTGATGCAACTATTGTTCCGATAGTTTTGGCAACGCCAAAAAGACGGTCTGATACATCAGGTGCATCCTGCATGTAGTCAGCATCTTTAAACATAAACTTTAATTGGTCTTGGAACTGAGGTTCTAATCGGTCGTATTCTTTACGAGCCATCTCTGGACCAAGTTTAACTAGTTCACGATGCTTCTTAATCGTGTAACTCATCTGCTCTATTTGGTTTTTTTCCGTGCCAGTTAGGTTTGCATTTTTTGCAGCAGCATAAATATTAGGTGATACCTCAGCAACAATCGGTTTGATGTACTGGGCCATTAAAAGTCTCTATCAAGAATTGTTCTGTAGATTAACTCTGCATCTCCTGATGAATCAAACTGTGCTAAATACTTTAATGTGTCAAGAAGCGTTGGTGTTTGATTAGGTAGACCACGCATTGCCTCTGAACCTACGCCATCACCCATGTCAATGCCAGATGTAATTGGCTCACCAGGACGCATAGATGGTGCACCTAGCGGTGTTGGCATTTCTATTTGAGGCATCTGTGGCATTGAACTTCCTTGCATAGGCGCACCTGTTTGTTGCGCCATAGTTGCTTGACCTTCTCCGTATGGCAAGCCAGCAATGTATCGTGCAGGTTGTGTGGCACGGCCTGATTGGCCTGCGCCACCAGTTGCTGAAACATTTGCTGGATTATTCTGAGGGGCTGTTGGACGCATCCCACCACGATTTTCTGGGGCAGTTGTCATTCTTCATCCTCCTCTTGCTCAATAGGTTCGTGCTTAGTACCAAGTACTTCGCTGTTGTACTCTTGTGCCATCTTCATCATCCCGTATGCGTTCCATGGTGTCATGGCTTCGCTAACTTCTGTGTGTAAATATCGGGTCCCTTCGTAGTCTGCCCACTCGGTTATCATTAACCAGTTAGTGCAGATGAACTCAGTCCCCTTCGTATCTTCTTCGAGAAGAATCTTTAAGGCTTCTTCTATTTTGTCTCTAAACTCTTTGCTCATTTTGCGTTCTGTATCTTTACTACAACTGGCTCGCCAGTATGTATATCCCAGCGAGACGCAATCTTAATTGCCATTCTAATATCTACTTCCGCCACCTTCGGCGTAGTTTGTTTTCTAGAACTAGCAAAAGCCTCAATGGCACCGAGAGCAATGTCAGCACCGCTGCCAGAACAATAGATACCACGAACATCGCGGTCCCAAGAATAATCTTCAAAGACAGGATAAATAACTCCACGAACGACGATAAGAAATTGTGAATCATGTGCTGCGGCATCCCCGTCTTCTTTCATGTCATAACCAGAATCAATAAATAATTTACGCATTGCTGGTATAAAAGTCTGTGTCATAAACACATCTAAGTCATCAGTAACACGTGGCTTAGGTGCTTTCCACCCAAACTGCAAAATGTTAGAGCCACGACTAGCACCAGAACCTGCAATTAAGATTCCATTGTTTTCAATAATTTTATGTGTTGCCAGTTCCATAAAGCGACCATCATCACCAGATGAACGAGAATCACAGCCAACGGCTGCCCAACCATTTCCTTGAATTGCTACAAGCGTTGTCATTGTCCCCTCCTTAAGTTAACGTCGCGTAACTGTCCTTGCCGATGCTGAGGCTTCTCCGCCTGATGTTAAACTTGCTAAAAGACTTTGCAGTTGTGGTGGTTGCTGTGGTTCTAAAGAAGCGCCTCCTGCTGGCGCTGCGGGAACAGGGGACGGTTGCTCAACCTGTGCACCAGCAGGAGGTAATTCTGGCGCAAAGACTTCTTCAACGGCATCCTCTATTGGTACGCCACGTTGACGAGCCTTAATAACTCCAGCGATTTTATTTACCACGGCTGATGGGTCCCCACCTTGCACAGCCATTTGTGGAATGGCTTGTGTGTATGCTTGTAAAGAACTAACCAGTGCTTTACGCATATTCTCAATTTCAATCTTTTCTTGTTCCTGCGTTACGTTAATACCAAACGGTAGTTCACGCATTGCTAGGTCTGTAGAAATTAATCCACCACCTAGTGCTTGTAACATAAAGATAAGTCCCTGTGCTGGGTTAAGCCCAGCAAGCATGCCATATCGAACATCAGCGGTAAAGTCACGCTTAATGTCTTTGCCTGGCTTGTATGTAAGGCTGTAAGGAGAACCTGCATCTACACCACGGATTGTCTTTTCAACATCAAAAAACTTCTCATCTACCTCAAAACATACAGAGATAACATCTCGTAATGCAGAAGCAAAAATAGCCTGAGCAGATTTAACCTGTGTATCAAAGCCACCCATAAGTGCTTGAACACCTTGACCAGTAATAATGGAAGCATCAATGTTTCCAGTACGTCCCTCTGGGTAACGTGTTCCTGTTCGTAGTTCCTGCTGTAACAAAGCCTGCTCAGTAAATGCGCCAGGTGGAATGTTAAGGTCTACGCGTCTTACACCTGCTGGGTTTGCTGTGCGAATAATTGCATCGCCACCCAGTTCAAGTTCTGTTACATCTGTTGGTAGAACAATTGGAGCCTGTACTGACTTTTCTGCTGCTTCCATCGCAAGTAATGCGAACCTGTTACGAAGCAACTGAATACCCAATACATCATCAAACTGTCCACGCATCTCACCATCAACTGATGGACGCTTAGCAACAACAACCATCATCTTACCAAGCGGGTTAGCCGCCTTAGATAAAACTAAATTGTTTTTTTCTGGAACAAACAACAGAGATTGTTGTGCATCGTAGTAACGAATTATCTCTAGTTGTGCGTTAAGGTCTCCCTTGTACATTTCTGGACCAAGGAGTTCTCTTGCATACTCAGGGAACTCTGAAGCGAGTTCTCCAATGCTCAAGTAATAACGCTTAGCAAAGGCAATACAGCGTCCGTAGCGGTCAAATTCTGGGTAAGCCCCTATTGGATTTTCTACGCGAATACGCGGTAGCCCTGCTTCTTCGTCTAATTCAATAATGAAAGGGACGAAACCAAATGT